CTCAGGTAAGGATCTAGCAACCGTCTCAGATGCACTTGCCAAAGCGTACGGCGGCAACTTTAAGGCGCTCGGACAACTCTCCCCAGAGATCAAAGCCATGATCAAAGACGGCGCCACGCTTGACGACGTTATGAATGTCCTTGGCGGAACCTTTGGCGGAGCAACGGCCGCAGCCGCCGAAACCGCCGCAGGCCGCATGAAGATCCTTAAGAACTCGCTAGACGAAACAAAAGAGTCAATTGGCGCTGCACTACTCCCAGCCGTAGAAGCCATCCTCCCCGTAGTGCAGAAGTTTGCAGACTGGGCACAAGACAACCCCGGCGCATTCCTAGCCATTGCCGGCACAATCGCCGCTATTGCCACAGCAATTATGGCCGTCAACTTTGCAATGGCGCTCAACCCGTTCTCACTTATCGCTGCCGGCATCGCCGCGCTTGTAGTCGGATTAGCAATCGCTTACAAAAAGTTTGAGGGCTTCCGCAACATTGTTAACAGCGTCCTCAACTTTATTATTGGCGGCTTTGAGACATTGGCCAACACATGGATTAAAGCAATTAACGCGCTTATTAGGGCATACAACGCCATTCCGTTCGTTGACAACGTCTCAACTATTGAATCCATCTCGCTCGGCCGCATTGGTGCAGCACAAGAAGCCGCAGAAGGCGGCATAAGCGGAGTACGCATGATGGCTACAGGCGGAATTGTGACCGCTCCCACGCTTGCCATTGTTGGCGAAAAGGGGCCAGAAGCCGTCATCCCGTTAGATCGCATGCGCAACCAAAGCGGACAGAACATTACCGTCAACATCACAGGCGGCATCTCCACATCGGCAGACATCGGTCGCGCCGTCGTCAACGCCATTAAAGCCATGAACCGTGTAGACGGCCCAGCACAAATACAAGTCGCGTAATGGCCACGTCAATTGTCGAATCGGGATCCTACGATCTCCTCATTGACACAGGCTTTATTGTTGACGGCTTCACACTTGACGACGCACTTAAAGGCGTCCTAGATAACACGGAATACGTGCTCAACGGTACGACCCAATACGCCTCGGTCATCGAGGGCTCCACAAACATCACCGTCACACGCGGACGACGCGACATCGGCGACCAATTCACAGCCGGCTCAATGAACTTCAATCTCCTAGACGGCTATGCCGGCGGAGTCTTCAACCCTTTCAATACAGACTCTCCGTTCTTTGACACAGCAAACGGTCAACCCGGACTTGCGCCAATGCGAAACGTCATCCTTACGCGCGAAGGCGAAGAACTCTTCAACGGCTACATCATCGACTACACCTACGACTTCAACCTCGGCGGCCTTGATGAAGTCAACGTTGCATGCGCCGACCGCTTCTATGTTCTCTCCCAGACTTACATGGACACATTCAACGTCTCCGAAGAACTAGCCAACGTGCGCGTAGAAGCCGTCCTAGACCTACCAGAAGTAAACGCATTCCAGTTGCCGGGCGAACGCAACATTGAGACATCAAGCGTCCAACTTGGCGGAGCGTCGGCGTACACCGTTCCCAACGGAACATCCGTGGCCGCATACATGGCAAAGATTAACGAATCAGTACAAGGCAGAATCTTCGTCGCCAGAGACGGAACCTTTACATTCCAAGACCGCATCGGAACAACGCTTTCCGCATCGGTAGCAGACTTTCACGACAACGGAACAAACATTCCCTACGACCAAGTAGGCATCTCATTTGAGGCGAACCAAGTTGTCAACCGCGCATCCGTCACCCATGCCGGCGCAACCACCCCAGAGATCGCCGAAGACCTAGCATCTCAAGCGACCTACTTTATTCAGACCACGTCAATCTCCGACGCGCTCGTCCACAACGACGCAGCGGCCCTAGAACTTGCCCAGTATCTACTGGTGGCAGAACCCGAGCCACGCTACACAAGCGTCTCCACGCCGTTTTCAACGCTTACCGACGCCCAACGCGACACCGTGGCCGTCATCGAGATCGGCAACACGATCACCATAGAGAAGTCCTTTACGACAGGCAACACCACTACTTCACTTGCTCAAGAGTTGGCCATTGAAGGGATCCAACATCAGATCGACTTATCGTCTGGGCATCGGATCACGCTATTCACAAGCCCTACATCGCTTGTCTTTGAGTTGATCTTGGACGATGCCGTGTATGGCACACTCGACGAAGAAAATGTCTTAGGATAAGAAGCATTATGGGAGCAAACGCAGTTACTACAGTCCCCGTCTATGTGGCAGGCGAAGTCCTGACCGCGGCAGACATGAACATCACAAACTCTGGCATACCAGTTTTTGCTACGACTGTCACGCGCGACGCAGCCTTCGGTGGTGCAGGCGAAAAGACACTTGCCGAGGGTCAGTTTGCGTACATTGAAGCAACAAACACGACGCAATACTACGACGGCGCGGCTTGGCAGTCCGTATCGGCTGCACCTACACAAGCAGTATTTCGTGAGGAACAAGCCGCCGGCACTTACGGCGGCGGTAGCACTAGCGGTTCGTATCAGAAACGCACATTAAACACAACGGTTGTAAACAACATTACGGGATGTTCCATTGCGTCTAGCGTAATTACTTTGCCAGCAGGCACTTATTATGTTACGGCTGTTGCACCTGTTTATAGTCCGGGTTCGGTTCGTTGTCGTTTACAAAACACAACAGACGCAACAACAATAGGCAACGGAACTAACCAATCCATAAACTCGGTAAACAACAGCGCCGTAGCAAATATTGAATACTATTTTACGCTTGCCGCACAAAAAGACATCGAATTACAAACACGAGTTGCAAACAGCGTTGCAGTTGACGGCCTCGGTACTCGATGCAATTTCGGCGACACGGAAGTCTACTCTTCAATATCTATTACAAAGGTTGCATAATGGCTACACCAACGACAGCACAAATAAACGCCGAAATAGGCAACGCAACACGCGAACTAGCACCCGGCACAACATGGAAATATAACGAACCTGGTGACGGCTACTACTGCCTTGAATGGATGGACGACCCAGCGTTACAGCCAACTGAAGCGGCAACAATGGCAAAGGCAACAGAACTTGCGGCAGCAGAACTGGGCTAAATATGCGGCCCTTGTCTTTATGGTTGCAGTCGTAGCGGCGGTATTAAATGGCTGCACCGTTAGCAAAACTAATATCGAGTACAAATGCTTTACAAAAGCGTCGTGCGAACGTGCCGCCTGAGCAACAACACGCAGGCCTCATTGTATTCGTCGGCCGCATTATGGCAGTCTGTTTTGCGTTTACAATTATGGCGTTTATCTACGGCATACTCTTTGTCGATCAGCCTATGGAACAAGCCCCAACCGACGCGCAACTTATTGACCTTCTGTCCACGTTGCTTGTATTTTTGACCGGCTCATTGTCGGCACTCCTAGCCTCAAACGGACTAAAGTCAAAGACAAAGCAAGGAGACACAAATGAAACCAAGTGACAAAGCAATGATCTCTACCTACATCAACAGCGCCATTGCAGCAGCAGTTGCGCTTTACATGTCAGGCAACACCGATCCCAACGATCTACTTGGTGCAGCCATCGCAGCAGTAGCACCACTATTTATCGGCTACGTCAACCCAAAAAACAAGGCTTATGGCATCGGCAAAAACCCCGAAGCCTAAAGCCCAACCGCTGCCAATCGTCGGCGCTAGGCCGTACACGGGCAACACGGACGGCGCAGCACCTAAGCGACGTGCCGGCATGGACGCCTTTATCAAAGAAGTCATCTGGTTAGGTCAGGGTGCTCTTTGGGATAACGGCTCTTATGGCGTGAGAAATATGCGCGGCAAAGAATCTCTATCAGTACACGCGACAGGCCGCGCCGTCGATCTCTCGTATCGCCCTAGCGCCAGCAAGAAACTTGCCAACCGTAAGGACGCGCTTGAAGCAATAGAGAAACTTTGCGCCAATGCGAACGATCTCGGAATTGAAATGATCATCGACTACTTCCCACAGCCGTTCGGTCGCGCGTGGAAATGCGATCGTCAAGCGTGGAGCAAATACAGCAAGCCGACAGTCACGGGCGCACCCGGCGGAGACTGGTTCCACATCGAGATCACACCACAAGCGGCAGACTCCCCAATCTTCGTCAAAGCCGCATTCTTAAAGGCGTTCGGGGAAATCCACCCTTACTAGGCAAGTGTTGGCTAAGGTCGGAATACCGACGAAAGGCCATTCTATGACCGATCCACAAATCTTCGACTATCTGGTGCTCAAGACAGTTCTTGACAACGGCCAAGAAGTCCTTGTGCAGATCTTTATGAACGGCGGATCCGAGGCGCAATACCTAGCCGGCCGTATGTCCTTCAGGACAGCCACGGGCGACTCATGGAGCCCACCCTACGAATTGGAGAAACAATGATTACAGCCCCACAAATCATCATTAGCGTCATCGGTAGCCTATGGGCGCTAACGGCGTTCCTAGGCGTTGCTAGGAGCCTCCCAGAGCCTTCTGAGATGCCACCCGTGGAAGTCGTCGTGCCGGCATCAGTCCCGATTACGACTACCACAATCACGACGATTGCCACGTGTGACGATGCCCTTCAACTAGCCCTTGATCTTGGCTTCCCAGCCGACCAACTGGCCACGCTTGAATTGGTCATGCA